GGCCCGCACGGAGTCCCCCACGGAGGCCCGCACGGAGTCCCACACAGAGTCCCGCACGGAGTCCCACACGGAGTCCCGCACGGAGTCCCACACGGAGGCCCACACGGAGTCCCGCACGGAGTCCCCCACGGAGTCCCACACGGAGGCCCGCACGGAGTCCCGCACGGAGTCCCACACGGAGGCCCGCACGGAGGCCCCTGACTCCTTTGTCTTCTTAAGGAGTTCCAAGTAGATGGCTCGAGTCAGCGCCATGGACATCGGTGAATCGCACCAGACAAATCTCGGGGCTGGAAGTCCGGCTGTGGCATAGGCCACAGTCATGGCCTCTTCGGCCTTCTTCCGCTCGGCACGGTCGGTACAAAGCCCAATCCGAGTCCACTTGTCCACAAACTCAGGAAACCTGGCAGACTGCTCAGGCGTCAGATATTCAATTCTGTCCACAACTAATCTCCTACTTGCCTAAAAGATGTCTTGCCGCCCCATCGTATCCCGTTGCTGGGATAGAGCATAAGCCAAACCCCATGACGGGTACGGCAAGACGTGAACCAACGGCTCAAGACCAACTGTACAACCAGCGCCTTTGTTTTGCAAGTAGATTGTTGATGATTTACATGAAAATAGTGGGGCCATGAAATCGGGCCTTTGGCGGCGTCTGGCGTCTGGTGGCAGTCGGTATCGGAAAGGATAGGGAAAACTCGCGTGAGCCCGTACCAGCGAGTCATGCTACACGAGCGCTGAACGGGACTGGAGCCGGGTCTGGTTTCGACTGGGAGGTTGTTACCTCGACACCATGCTTTCGGGTCTCACGCGATTTCTACCAAAGAAAAAGCCCAGTGGGGACTGGGCTACCGCATAAGCGGGAATCGACGGATTAGACTGGGAGGGGGAATCCATCGACCTTCATCACCTATGAAACACCGATTCGGTCCTAGTCGTCAAGATCGTTCCGCTCATGGCTTTCCGCTCTGGGTCTTTGTCATGGAATCGTACATCTTATTCCTGGCCTCAAGCAATGCATTGCGGGCCTCTGCCTTGTCCTTCGGGGCCCTAGCTAGAGTTGTGTCAGCCAGCGCCAAAAGCAACCGGTCAGAAGCCTGGGCGCGACTCTCGAGACGTTCGACACGGCGGGGGAGGCTGAAGATGTTCAGGAACCTCAATCCCAGAAATCCGATGATGCCGGTCATGATGGTTGACCCAGTGGCTGTCCCTAGTTGTTTGGCGGTCTCATCGTCGACGGTCATTGAACGCCACCTGTCAGCATTCCACTGATGATAGAAGGTGCTCCGCTGATGAGCGCCTGCAAGATCGAAGGCAATGCCGCCATGATCCAGAAACCGAAGCCGAAGCCCAAGAGCAACCGAAGAGCCAGGTTCTTTCTACGGCCCGCCTTCACGTCGCTCACCGTGACGCCGATCTTCTTGGCGAAGGCAATGCCTCGGTTCTCGGCAAGCCATGCAGCACAGACGGAAGCGACGGCCGCCAGTACGATGTACAGCCAATCGACGTGATAGGCGGTCTTCGCTATGCGAGCGGAGTAGACCATCTCACAGAACGCTCCGAAGAACGTTGCGAGATAGACGACAGCCTCATCCCAGTTTTCGGAAATCCACTTTTTCATTAGGTCACCCTCCTCACATATCCTTCAAGAGATGCCGCTGTGCCTGTACCAAACAGTGAAACAGTACTGCCACCAGGAGCCGCACCCCCTGAAGCAATGAAACCTACTGATCCCGCTGAAGTCAGGGTATTTGCCGCTGAACTGAAAATGCCTATTGCCACTCCTATTTCATATGTTCCAGTAGAAGGAAGCCCTAGCGTAATGGTCCCTGAAGTTCTGATCAGTTGCCATTTTATCCTCGCAGTCTGGCCAACATTTAGGCTTACAACTGTTTCGGTTCGTGTACCTCCGATTGTATTTCTATGGTCATCGATTTCAGGAGAGAATAATATGCCAGATAGATTGACAATTACAGTACCATTATTGATTTGCTGCGCGGGTTGCAATTCTGAATATGTTGTGTTCAGTTTTTGCAGAATATCTAGACCCATCTTCCTTATCTTAGTATCGTCCGATGGGTCAGATAAATGACTGGGAAGATTTATGGCCTGAAATCTGTTCGTATTCATCTTCCCCGCCCCCCCCATCCGCTATCAAGCTGGAGCTGTGAGGGTTGAGAGCCCTGTTTCTGGGCCTCTATTTGTGCTTGCTGCTGGTATACCTGCTGCGCCGCCACAGTAATGGCCATGGGAATAGGCTTATATTTCGGATCATCCTTCTCGCTCATAAGGCGCCCCCCTGGGCAAGAATCCCATTCTTACCATAAATCTCAGGATTCATATCGGATAGCAACTTGAAGAGCTTGGCCTTTTTCTGCTGAGGATTGAACAGCGGATTCAATATAATGGCTGTCACAGCATCCCTGGCGCTCTTTTCATTACCAGTGGCCCTTTTCACCTCGTCCGTCAATGTCCCGATCATAGCTTGCTTATCAGCCTCGTCTTGTTGATTGAGATTGACCCAATTTGACGCCTTGTCCAATGATTGGTCCATCTTGGCAATAGTGGCAAAGCCTTCTTTGAAGGCTTTGGCGCTTTCCGGCTGGTTGGGGAAAAGGATATTACCCATGCGGAAATAGTTCAGAGAACCGTCAGGATTGGTTATGTTCTTTTTGATTTCATCCGAGTATTCCTCTTTCGCTCCGGGAGATGCGGCTTCAATTGATCCCGTGGGATCGTGGGTCTTCCATAGGGCATCTATACCATCCTGGATTCTGTCAGGCTTAGCAAAGGGGTTGGCTCCCTGGGGTGATGCTTGGAGTTGTCCATTAGAGGCGCCATTAGCATATGGGAATGTGAATTGAGGATTGGGCGCTAGTGGCATTGTCCGAATTTGCCCATCTGACTCAGGAGGGATTTGGTTGGCAGAATCATAGATGAGTCCCCCTCGCTCCGCCGCTCCTAATGCCGATGGGCCGACTACCGATCCAACTTTCTGAGCAATGCCCGGAAGTTTGGCCATAGCCGGCCCCAGCAATTGAGGAACGCCGCGAGCTAAAAGCCGTTCGGCGAACGGCGCGGATATAGCCCCCGCAATTCCACCTAGCATCTTGTTATTGTCGTCGGATACCGAGCTACCCAAAGCGCCGCCAGCGCTAGCCAGAAGCAATTTCTGGGCCGTGCTAGAGCCCTGGCGAAGGGGGCTAGAAATATCTGCCTTCTCTGTACCCGATGCCATCTTGAGAGCCTTGATCGCGGGATATTGAGCGGCGAGTTCAGTATATTCCGGCGCTACCGAGGCAGTATGTTGAACGATGGCATCCTCGAAGGCCGAGGCAATTTCACGTTGTGCGTCCCCCTCTTCTGTGCCAGATCGGGCGCCTAATTTCTGCTTGTCTACAAGATATGCCTTGGCTTGATTCCAGTCCGGACGTTTGGAAAGATCGTCCATCATAGAAAGAACTTGATCTTCCACTTTCTTAGGTCCGATGGCGTTTCGTGTCATATATTCCGCAACAGCCGGATCCTGGGTAATCTTAATGGCAAGGTTGAGATCAGTAAAATCGAGAGGATTGGAATTGTATTTAGAGGCCACCTGTTGAAACTGAGGTCCAACCTCGTCAAGGAATTGCTCGCGCTCAACGCGGCCAAAAAGATTATTCTTGATAATCAAATCTGAGATTTTATCTTTCAGACCATCAGCATTGTTAAAAGATGCAGTGGTCTTATCGAGACCAAGGCGCCTAGCTGAATTCATGGCAGCCTTTCTGATAGTCGAACTCGTGACATCGGCAGAATCGAGGACGGAATCCTGGACGAACTTGTCAGCTTCATCTTTGAGATTTCTACCCACCGAAGTATTAGCCAGTGCTTCAGCGCCTTTGCCCAATAGCTTAAGACCCCCCCCAACAGCGCCACCGATACCCAATCCTAGTGCCGTTTGTTTGGCGGTTTCACCGATGTCACCAGTATCCAATTGCGTAGCCGCGGCCCTGGGGATAGTCTGCTCAGCCGCAGATGCAAGCCCCTGAGTAAGAGAGGCTGGACCTGAAGCAGCCTCGCCAAGTTTCATTAATCCTGCTCCGACCTTTTCGGCGCCCAGTGCTTTGGCGCCAGCTCCCAATCCCTTGGCAATAACTCCGCCAGGGACTAAAGAAGAACCCACAGTTCCAATGGTATCACCGACGCCGTATGCAGGATGGGATGCCTTGTATGCATCCACGATCTGCCGAACCTTATCGCCACCGATGGCTTTAGTAACAGCCTCCGGCAATCCAAAGAGAAGGCCATTGCCAGCACCCAAGGCTAGATTGCCAAGGGAATTATCATCGGGGTTCCATTTCTTATAGAAATCTGGAGTATAACCACCCTTAGGAACAGATGCCTGAATAGAATCACTCATTGGACATCTCCTCGGGCCAATGCACGAATACCACCACCCTGAGCGACGCCTTCGAGTCCCTTAATCTGGCGCTCCTGTTCAATGTTCGCCTGCATCTGAGGTTTAATAAGAGCAAGTTGCCTATCCAGTTCCGCTTTCTGTGCCACTAGAGTATTAGCCTGCTCTATCTTTCCAGTAGCTTGAGCGATAGCAATCTGATTGGCCAGATCCTGACTCTTGAGTTGCAATTCATTGGCCTGATTAACAGCTGCAATAGCCGCGGCCTGACGAGCCTGAAGTTGTGCCCCATATTGCTGTTGCAATCGGGTCTGCCTCTGAACTCCTCCACGAGCTGATAGACTTGTTCCGATGGCATCGGCAATATTGGCCAATATATCGCCGGGAGGATTTCCGGCCAGAAATGCCTTGAAATTGTCCATCGTCTGCTGGGGGGAGGATGTGACCGGCTGTGGCAATGCATTTTCCGCCACGGGCTTTATAGGCGTCGATGTGATGGGGATCACTGGTACAGTTGTTGACGCTGCTGGCACTGGGCTGGCCTGTGGAGACGATGGCCCCTGAATAAGCCTAGATGATGCAGGAGAAATGCCAGACGCTGGAACTGGTGGAATAACTCTTCCGTATTGGTCCGCTGCGGGTCCGGTCGGCTGATTCCTGGGAAATGGAGCAGCTACTGGTATCGGTCCCTGTTGTTTATTGATTGTGATCTGCTGAGGAGACAACGCGGGCGACGAGCCCTTTTGGCCAGGCTGATTCTTGAGAACATTAACATCATTCGAAGTCGCTCCCCATGAAATAGCCTGAGCTTCCTCCGGGTTTAGAGGTTGTCCTTTAGCCATTTTATCCTTGGCAATAGAAAGAACATCTGAACCCTGTTGGGGGGGCGGGGATTGAGTATATGCAGCGCCTGAATTAGGCAATTTTTCCTCCCGATTTCATGAATTTCGCCAGATTATCGACTTTTCGGCTCAATTCAGAGATCATGCCCGTATTAGCGGTAGTAAGCTGATTAGTGTCGACCATTTTGCCCTGTGGAGTATCAATAACTGTCGATTTTAGGGGCGTTTTTTCGAGATCCTGCGCGAGAATGCCCTGTCGCTGAGTATCATCGCCCTTGTAGTTGAAGCTCTTCGGCGAAACACTCCTGGTAACATGCTCCAAAATGCCCCATCCATCCTTAATGTCAGTCTTGACATTCTTATCTGAGAAAATCAACGCGGCGGCCGAGGCGCCAGTTCCTAGCGCATTCCAGACATTATTCTGATTCTGCTGATTAAGTTGATTTTGAGCTTGCTGATAGCCCTTATCAATGCCGTAGGTCTGGACATCTAGACCCATTTTGGAAGCTAGATTACTTCCATAGGCTGTCCCATAGGTTGAACCGGCAGTGCCTCCGGCCAGCAGAGCCGCCTGCGCCGGGCTAATGCCCTGAGCCCTGGCATATCCAGCGGATTCTCGTCCGGCATTAGCTGATGCTATTCCGGCCTCGGTTCTGGCAAAGTCTTCTTGGGCGGCTAATTTTCTAGCAGCCTTTTGTGCCGATGTTTCGTGGGGCGCCGAAATATTCGTATGATTGCCTTGGCTGGGATGCCCCATTGTCTGTCCGTTTGCCCCGGGATTAGAACTATACGAACTAGTCGATCCTGCCGGAGTCCCCTGCGTTCCGGCCCCGGAACCCATAGCTCCAGCGGCTCCAGGCGTACCGGGAGCGCTCCCCATGCCATCAGGCGAATACATGATCCTGAAAATCCATTCCCGTTCCATGTCTTCCTCCTAGGGAAGCGTATTTGACCCGGCAATTGCATAGGCCAATCCGCCATCAGTGCAATACATCGTAATCCCATAAAGGAACACTTTTGCCGAGCACTGTATACCAAATGATACACCTAAGCCCTTTGTTTGAGTAGGCCTGAAATCGAGATAGACATATCCGTCAGCGGTAGCGGTATAGGAGCCACCGACCTTAGTCGAGGTCTCGGATGTTTTTGTTCCGGTATCGATGATCTGATAATTGACCGTAATATCCGTCGAGGCAGGCGCCGGCACCTTCAAGGCAATCGCGATGCGTGTCACCTGGATATATCGAGTTGCCCCAAAACCGACAAATCCAGACTGCCATTTAAGCAAGATGGGTGTCCCGGAGCCCGCTTCATAGGACCATAGCGCCGATTGATTGGGATTGGCCGTACTGACAAAATAAGTGCCTTGATCCGTGGCATAGACCGTCTGCGCCGAATAGGCGTTCGGCAACTGAGACGCTAGACTTTCATCGCGGATAATCAACGTCGTCGAGTCGGCCAATTGCAGATAGAGCGCGTTTTCGATGACTGAATAGGCGCCAGACTGCACGTTTGCCAATCCCGTTAACTCAATCCACTTGTCAATGGATTGTCCCCCGGAGAAGACGTAAAGCGCATTGTCGAAGGCCGATAGGAAGGCGGCATGAGTGGGGGAATTAGCAAGTAATGTTAGGCCAGAGGCGAAAGCTACTTGCTCGGGCACGCCAGCAGTGCCACCATTGATAGGCAATCGGAAAAGCTTGGTGCCATCGAATCCATAGAGTTGGCCAAAAAGATTGAAGAATGAATAGGCAACGGGGTATTGGTTCGCAACCTGATACCCGGCATAATATTGAGCAAATCCATCGGCATCATCAAAATTGACCGTTTGAAGGGCGGACTGTCCCAAAAGTGCGACGCCACCATCATGAAAAACAGCATCTATTGGAGTTGGCAAATTGGTATTCTGAACATAAGCTACTGTGGGGTCGGTATATATCTGATCCCCGGATAGAACGACTTCCTTTACAATTGCAAACAATGTGCCCGTGGTAGCTTGATACCATATCTTATTGTAATTGAATCCAGCCCATGTAATAGTCGTTGTTCCGGTGGCAGGAAATCCAGCAAATGCAGCAGGAGACCCAGAAGTGCCAAGCAACAAACCTCTGTCAACCGCATTGCTATAGATTCCCGTTGTCTGCCATGCTAACTGATTGGTGCCAGTGAGGAAAATATCAGATATGCAAGCCATTGTTTGTGCGCCATAGTTGTGTTCGATGATATTGTTCTTGGTATCAATGATCGTTCCGAAAGAATCATTGAGCTGGACAACATCTTTAGAGATTGATTTGATGGCAAAGTTTTTGTTCGTGATAGTGCAAACCATGACCCCATTCATGGTTGGGATGGAAACATAACACGGAAACGATCCATTAAAATCTGGACACCAGAATCCAACAGGCGATGATGAGGACATATTTCCTATCTCACATATTGGAGCACCAACCGCGACTGGACTTGATGATGTATCGCCAAGAACCACATAAGCCGGATTGTTATCAATTCCATAGATGCGCAGAGTCAATCCGCCAGCGATGCCGTTGTTAATAAATGATGCGGATTGTGGGAGCATTCCATAATCTGTGACCGTCTGATCCTTTCTAATCACAACCTGATCGACAATATACCCGCCAAACTTGGTAGAGGCAGTAGACTTATATATGCCAGAATGCAAATTAAAACTAGTTCTTGCATTGGCTGGGATAATAGACAATCCGGCTACGGTACTAGGAGAGGAAACGATGGTTCCAATGGTAGTGACGGATATCCCGGTTGAAAACGTGGTAAAATTGGCACTTGATTTACTAGATGGTATGCCTGTCAATGACACGTCGTTTGATTGGGAATATGTGATGGCTCTTTGCTGATATAAATAGCTTGTTTCTGCAATAGGGGTCCAAACAGTATAGGGTGAGACAGAAGAATAAGATCTTGGCATGGAACTAGTATCCGGTATTCCTCCCACAATATATGCACCATTATTCGTATAAGCAGATATGCCTGTAAAGTTTCTATTATTTGCGGCGGCGGATCCAAAGACATTTTTCACGACGCCAGAAACAGTTACTTGAACCGTTGCGAAGCCAATTGCATTGAAAAATATGCAAGCGACATCAGCATTAGACAATGTCATCTGGGGGCCTTTGACAAAACAAGCTTGTATATAATTGAAACTGGTTTGGCCGCCGGTAAATGTTAGAGTCTTGCTCCCGACTATGGTCCCAGTATTCTGATTGTATTCATATATTACAACCACAAACGCAGCCGTATTGGTCGCCTCGGTTTTTGCGAGCAATAACCAATTTCCAGAAGATGCCATAGCAAAATCAATGGCACCTAGCGGGGCCATGACGCGGGATGATAGTGTGGGATAGGTGAATACTCCCATGGTTCCAGATATTGTGTTCCCATTGATGAAAATTCTTCCATATCCTGAGGCATTTGATGCATCAAGGGAAATCTTAGCCCCATTCTGTGCATACATGACATATTGACCATTGGAATCCGTAACAGCAGTCTGATATAGATTCGTTACGCCGTTGTCATGAAGAATACCGGTATTGGTCAGGAGTGCCGCGGGACCATCATTGATGGGATAAATATTCTCGTTAACGTTGTCAGTATTGATGGATTTCCTGATGGTGAAATCATACTGCTCTCCATCGGGATTGGGAGCTTGCGCGTTCATATGTAGGGCCAAAATCCTTGAGCAAAGACGTTTTTGATCGGCTCGGGCTTGTTGTCATCGCGTGGTAATTGATCCATCATTGAATTCCACAAATCCATTTTCTTCTGGAGCTTATCAGTAAAATCCAGGTTCTGTTTCCGCCTAGCCTCAATGGCAACATCCCACGCCAGAATCTCAAAGATGACAGTTTGCGGATAGGTCAGATCGGTACTAGTCGAAAGCGTGGCAGCTACGGGATAATACCAGATACAAAAATTAGTATATGGCGTAATGGTATAGAGTGCTAGATTAGTTCCCACCAACCGATAGCCCAATTGAGCCTGAGTATTGCCGAAGTTCTCGATGGTCATCTTTTCGATGGGCTGAAAAGTCTGGGCGTTGTTCTGATATTGGAATAGCCGCAAATGGAAAAAATCGGACGGCAATGCGTAGTTATATAGAAACTGCCGATTGGCATCTGGAGTGAACGCCGAGAGCGTGGGATAGACTGTCATTACAAAATAGTCTGAGTTACCTTTGCAAAGGGCAGAATAAATCTCCTCCCATCCCTGCTGAACCGCATCCAACTGATCTTGAGCTGTGAAAAAATTGGTAGCCGGAAGCGCAGCATACGATAGACCTTTGCTGATGATAGTAGAAACCAGCATGACGCACCCCCTAAAAAATCCCAGCCAGAGCCCCGGAGGAGGTTCGAGGATGGCTGGGGACCAGACAAGTTAGAACAGACCGACGCCGTTATGGGCCGGGTTGGTCACGGCAAACGAAGCATAGACCTGAAGGTCATAGCGGATACCGGGGCCGGACTGGAGATCAACAGGCTTCGTGGTATACATGTCATCAACCAAGAACTGATATTGTGTCGTCAGCTCACCCTGGTCAGTAGCCTCAGGTCCGCCGGGCTCATTGTTGGTCGGGATATCATCGATGATGGGAGCGGTGTTGGATATGCCGAACAGGCGCAACGAATCCATATCGAACGCGTAGAAAGTACCGCGCGGACAATAAGGGTCATCATAGACCATATTGATCCACGAGGTGCTGAACGCCATCTGGAATTGAGTAATACCCTGCGTAACCTTGTTTTTCTCGGTCGAGGGGATCTGCTGCATGAAGGTGCGGTTCGCCAGGGCATCGTTGACAACCTGCTGGTAGTCCTCATCGTTCACGACGATCATGTTAGGCACACCGCCGCCACGTCGGATCTGCTTAATCAAGCGCAGGATGGTAGCCGTATAGGTCTCTCCACCCGAGGAGTTGCGCTGGACAAAGTTACCGGCCAACCGGTCGGGGGCCTGGGAGCGATTGACACCGAAGAACGGGGTGGCAATGTAGTTGTTCCAGGTTGCACCGGTTCTGTTGGCAATCGTCGGGAGCCAGGACGCCATGCCCACAGGGGCATTGGGCTGAAGGTTATTATCGCGGCCACCCTTGAGCATCAGAAGGTCGCCAACGGCTACCGAGGCCACATACTGACTGATGAAAGTCACACGCACGAGACCCGAAGTCTGAATCGTCTGAATCGACTGAATCACCACCGCATTGGGATCCCGGTAGTTCGTGGTCACGGAAGGCGCAAACATAATTTGCGACTGAGGACTAATCGCCATGACGGTGGAGGGGTCGACGTCAACATAGAGTCGGTTGGTATCCAGGGCTACGACAGGACCCATTTCGAGGGCGCCCGTGCGGTAGAAGCAGGTAGCCAGAGTCTTGCGCAGATCGTCCAGGGAAAGCATTGCACGGATAGCAAACACCGACCGGTAGGCCGCCTTGTCGCCCTGAGACGCCAAGAACTCCTTGGGGTCGAGCACAAAGGCACTGAACAGCTGACCTGGGGTCACCTGCATAGTCAGGCCAAGGTAGGTGTTAGCAGCCTGGTTATTGAGCTGCGTATAGTCAGCCGTCACGGCACCAGAGCCGTAAGCAAGCATCGGGAGTGGGACATATTTGCCCCCCACCCGGACTTTCTTAATCTGAGCGAGTACCGGCGAGTTGCGGAAGACCAGCGCTTCCACATCCTGTACGCCATAATACTCTTTCAGGACTGCAATGACGCTAAGGTCTTGCGTTACGCCAGTAGCCATATTAGGACTCCTTTACATTCCCATTCTTTTTCGGACGTCAGCCTTTAGCTGTTCGAATGGCAGAATATTTTGTTTCTCTTCTTCGGGTTTCTCAGAAGCAGCCTCGGGTTCCGCTTCCGGATTCTCGCCTTCGGCCGGCTCGGACTTGGCCACCGTGATCGATGATTCACCAGGGAGATATTTGCCGAACTTGCCTTTCAATTCCTCAAGGAACGCCGGCACCTTTTCATCCATGGCTCCATCGGATTCCATCAGATGGCTAATAAGATCTTCCATAAGATCGCTGCCACGAGTGTCCGAGTAAATACCCTTGTATGGCTCCAAGTCTCGGCCGTATTTGGAGGAAAGGTCGTTCATCAGCCCATTTTTCTTATAGCTGCTGACACCCTCGTCCATGGCCGTAATCATGGAATAAACAATGTCTTTCAGTTCCGAGTTTTCCTGTTCCAAGGCCGAAAGGCGCTGTCCGATCATGTCAAAGGCCGGACCAACTTTCTTGCCGATAACATCCATGATCTCGGAATAATCTTGTTCTGCATCCGGGTGAGCCGGAGTATTTCTAATGTCGCTCATGCGGCTTGTCCTCCTATGGTCTGAGTATTAGGCGGGGCCTGTTCCGTGGCCCCTTGGATAATGAGAGCAACCAAATCCTGTGGGGAATTGGGAAACGCTAGGGACAGAATTGCAGAAGCGGACTTAGCCGAGAGTGCCCCGCTCATAACTTGCGATGCTACGTCCGAAATTGCCTTAATCTGCCCGGCGTCGAGAACCAGTTTCCCTGGTTCAGAAGGCGGAGGCGGGGTATCGGCCTTGGGATTCATAAGCGACCCAACATTCTCGATATCCTTCAAGACCTTGGCCAGCAAGGCATTGAGCCGGTCAACATAGATCGCATCATCCGATGCGGCCAGCATCTTGTTAGATTCTGCTAGACACTTGGCCTTGAGGAGCTGAAGATCAACGGATTCGAGGTAATCAGTTTTCCCGGTTTTAATGGCCTGATAGATGATCGAGTCGCAATATTCCGAAGCAGCACGGGCCACCGTATAAGCCCCCTCAAGATCGGGCTGCTGGTAAAACCTGGCGACATCATTAGGACTTATCACATTGTTCTGGATAAGGAATTCAATCTCCCGACGTTTCTCATTGGGATCTTTAGAAAGATTGTTAGCGGCAGAGAACTGGATACTCATGAGATCCCGCTGTTTACGCAGCTCCCCCCAGGTCATCTTAGCGCGGCCAACATCGGCAGGAAGAATGGAGTCACCTTCAGGGAAAACATCAATCGCCACGCGGATGGTATCGACAAGAAAATGCGTGAACTGCTGGAGGACGGTATTGAACCGGTCAGATTCAATGTCCTCCATGGTCTGCAATGCTTTACCAGAGTCGACACCCACGGGCTTTTCACCCTGCGCAGAAAGTTGGCTCACACCGCTAAGGTCATGCGCATACCCGATGTATTCTTTCAACAGTTCAATATATTGCGGATGCATAGCGGGGGGCGTAATGACCTCCGGCTTGCCACCATCTGGATTATTCTTATATTGATAAGCCCTGACGCCATTTTCAATGTTCGAGGCTTTAATCCCAGAGTTATCTGGAACCATGAGCATTGAAATAACGCCGAGGCGAGTGGCCTGGTCCATCCTGCGCACAAGTTCATCAACCTGGCGCTGTATCGGATAGAGATCATCCACTAGCGACACGGAGTAGAATCCGCGCATAGGTTTGGTAAAGAACATTTCCACGAAGGGGCGGCGATAGAGGCCGCCATACTGCTCAAATTTCAAGTCAATGGCGTCTTCGAGCTGTTCACCATTGAATACTCGCCAAGCTTTGCCGTTGTAAAGATCATAGTAAATGGCGAACTTGCCCTTCTTGTGCGGGTCATCGGCAAAAGTTTTCTTGAGTGACACATTATCCGTGTCTCCAATCAAGGCGGCAAGCGGATAATATTTCCGGTAATACATGGCCCGGGTGACGGCGCCATGATAATATTCGGACGGATCGACAAAATACTCCCATGGCGCGATTCTCTGGAGACTCTTCGAGAATGGATCAATATGCATAACTCCGACATCGCAAACGGTAGCATCTCGGAAGCACATGACCGACTTCGGATAGGCATGCTGCTCATCAAGCCAAAGGTCTGAAAAATGTTGGGCTTCCTGACAGGCCATGCGGACCTCCCAGTTGCCATTGAGTGGAGTCATGAAGGGCCTGACATTGGCCTGCGAGATTTTAGAGACTAGGGTATCAGGGATGGACTTGCAGAGATTCAATTGAGTCTGGACACCATCAGCGCCCTGGGCGGGATTGACATAGGCCAATGGGGCGGTATTCATCTGCCAGATATCTTCACGTCTCGCGCCGTTGTTCATATACCGGTTCATATTCCTGGTATATTTCCCCTCTCGCGCAGAGAGTTTGGCATATAGATAGCTCATGTCCTCACGGACTTTATCGAAGGTCACCACGACCTCCAAGAATCCGAATTCTGCGGGGTTTCGATGCCTTCTTTCATAAAGAGCATGCGGGATCCATCCTTCTGGACGAACTCCCAGTGGTAGGCATAATCTCGGCAAATCTGACGGATTAATTCCACGGTCATGGGATTATCGGACAGAATCTGAGCAACTTCTTCAATCTTCTTTTGTTGCTTGAGTTCTTTCATGGTCTGCCGAAATCTAGAGAGCCATTTCATCCGATCACCTCTACATACCCTGTATAGACCGTGATGGTGTTGGCAGGATTGGCAGTGCCCCAAGTAATCTGAAAATCCAGATTAGACGCTACAGTTGTATTGATAGTGGCGACGGAAGGCGATGCAGACAAAGCGGTTTGAACGAGCGAATTGAGCCACATGACAGAGCTAGTCAGGGCAGATCCACTAGATCCGGCAGATTGGCATTGAATAGTCGTGGTGCATTCGAAGAACACGGGTCCAACAAGCTGAGCAGCAGGAGTAACCGCCACGGATATCAAGGACGTAGCACCAAATATTGGAGTCAGAGTAATGAGCGGAACGGTGACCAGGGTACCGATAGTTCCAGATAGATAGATCTTGATGTATGTACCGGACTGCAGATAATTGGCTGGTATTTGAAGAGACCCGAGAGCTCCCGAGGTATTGAATAATGTAGTAGGCGCCGTTGTATTGGCCACCGTCTGGGAACTGACCATCGAGAATGGAGATACAACCCTATTGCCGGTGAGCCCGTTGTATAGGCTAGAACGGGCCGATGTCAATGTGGGCGTTAGGAAGCTACCCATTTATGCCCTCGCCGAAAGTTTGGCATTCGTACCAACAGTGATATTCACGCGAAAAGCCGTAAATCCTTGAAGCAACGCAGTCGTGGCCGCCGTAACCGGCCCAGCACTCCAAGTCACAACATTCGGCGATCCAGAAGCCACAACACTGGGGGGGCTATCAGTAGCTTCGATCTGAGCTGTGGATCCAGATGGCGTAAGTGTCACGGAGATCGGATTGATATCAGGGCAATAGACCCATTCCTGCGCTCCGGCGGTGGTATATGTAGTTTCATACCATTGGTAATTCGGCTGGGCCGCGTGAGGCTGGAGAACATTGGAAAGCTCTCCATTTCCACCCCCGGAATTGCGCAAGAGAAAGGCTGCCATTAGATCAACCCCAACTGGCCATAAGCCAAGGTCATGGTATTCGAGGCCGATGCCGCGCCCCAGGTAAGTAGGACATCCCAGAGATAAGCCTGAGTCGTATCAATCGTAGTGGTCGCGAAAGGAACCGAAACAATGGTGCCTGCATATCGGAATGCACAACGTCCAAGAATCGAACCCGTGGCGCCAATCGAAGCAATAGACGAACTGAAATCAATCTGAAAATCCGATGAACTCACGCTAGTCATGGCCACGGCCCCGGTATCGGCAACCGTATAGACAATTGCCCCGGTGCTAGGGTTCTTCATGACCACGCGGACGCGCAGGGTCGGAGTGCCGGTATTGGCAATAGATCCGACAAAGTTTCCAGTGACACCCACTCCCACGCTAAGGAAGTTCGCCGGAGATGCCCATAGCGAAGTGGAGGGAGCATAGACATAGCCAGAAACCCCGGGACTGACCTTAGCAGTATTTAATACCGAGGTTTCGGCGGCGCTGTTGGCAATGGCCGCCGAAGTGCCATACTGCTGCCAAGGCACCATGACCGTTCCAGCAGGGACCGCGCCTGCTGGAACGAAGGCCCTGTTAAGCAGAGCTTCCGTTGAAAGATCGTTTTCGCTCTGAACCATGATGAACTCCTAGTTCAGCAGCTCGATATAACCACCCTGACAGGTGATCGTATTCGAGGCCGAGGACACGCTGAAGGTAGCGCGAGCGTCAATATAGTAGGGCTGAGTCGTATCGATGCTAGTCGTAGTCGGAGCCAGACCGAGCACTGTAGCAGCCGCACCGGCAGCGCCGCCAAGCTTGAGCCAGCCCTGAACATAAAGCTGACCACCGACAGCCGTAGCCGTGATCGCGTTGCCCTGGGTCGCGCCAGTACCGCCAGCGACCACGCGGATATCAACGATAGCGCCGTTGACAATCGTGGGGATCAGAATGGCACCCGAGGAACCAGATGACGCGAAGGTGGGCAAGCCGACATAGCCGGTACCACCATTGGTAATCGTCACGCTGGTGATAGCGCCCGAAGTGACGTTGACGGTGCCAGTGAAGCCGGAGCCCGGTGTAGCGGTCGAGGTGACAAAGTTGGGGTTGATGATGTTGAAATCAAGCTCCCAGGGCTGGGCCGAAACTGCGCCGAGGGTGAAGGCGGTAGAAGCCGCGAGCGCGGTATAGGTGGGAGTCGTACCATTCAGGATGACGCCAACCTCAAGAGCGATGGTCGGTGTGCCGGTCGCGCCATAGACGCCGAACAGTTTGCCACGCGCTACGGTGCCAGGAAATCCGGTAGTCTGAACGTTCCAACTGCCAGAATAACCCAATGAGTTGGCCTGAAGCAGCGGCGAGCCGGGACCGTTGGGCGGAAGCCACGGGGCCACGTTGCCCGTCACTGGAGTATTGGTATTGACCTGCGTATAAAGCACCGATGACTTGTTGGTCGTGGTATTGACGGGGTTGGCTGCCTGAATCTGTACATAAGTAGTACCGCCAAGATCGGTAAAGTTCTGGCCGTTTCGAACACGGCGGATAGGGCCTTCCTGATAGGAAAGCGGGATAGGGTTAGTGCTGGGGACGCCTGCGGACATAAAATTTCTCCTTACTGCGTATTGAGCTTGACCAGCACTTGCCGAAGAACTCGGTAGCCGTCTGGGTTGGGACCGACGATGGTCTGAATTGCGGATGTGAGGGCAAGGGTCTTGCTAAAATCGGTCAAAGGCTGACCGTCATTGTGTTCAACGGAGAACCAGGCGAAGGCATCTTCTACCTGCTGGTTGCCTTTGGCGGAAAGCAGTTTACCGATCAGCAGACCGGCTTTGCGTTCCTCTTCGGAAAGATTGTCAAACGCTTCTTTGAGCGTGGGCATCGGGAACGAGGGATCATGCATAGCTTCCATGAGAGCCTGCCGCCCCGTACCGATGCGGTTGTCTTTGTTTCGGATCGGATCAAGCAACTTGAGGCGCTCGGCCTCTTGTTCGATTGCCGTCATTCTTCCCCCGGGTGTCTATTTTCGTATACGTGTATGAAAAAAGATACACTGTCAACGAAATGATACACCTGTGGAAATATTTGTCAAGGGAATCTGTACGATTTTGTAGACATTACCAATCCCGCCAATTGTCGCTACCGAAAGCCTCGGCGAACCGTTCATTGAGCACTTGTTCGGTCTCGCTTGGAGCTGGAGGAGGGGGTGGTGGATCGGGGAGCCGCTTGTGCTCATCTCCCGCATAGGTCCAAATTTCCCGCATGGGATATAGAATGGCGTCCATCAGATCGGGATGATAGGCTTCGTCGTCAATGATACGCTCGATGGTACCAGAGGTGTTTCGGGTCCAGATCGTGTTCTCCGTCTCTTCCATGAATGGTCCTAGTCTTGGGATATGGAATCGCCCGGAGTTCACCGTATCCTGTAGTTGCTCAATGCCGAGCTTCTTGTCCCGCTTATAGGCAGGGTGGATATCGAATCCGAACATCTCTGCGAGCTGCTGAGAAGTCTTTTTGTTGTCGCCCTCATGGCCGTATCGGATCGTGGCCGTCTCAGCATAGATAGGGCATGAGTGGTCTCGCGCTGGAACATTAGCCCTCAGCCAAGCAAGCCCCCCACGCATTGCATTGGCAAGCTCCTGCAAGCTCTGGCGCCTGGCCTTGTGTTCGAAGATGAGCCATACCTCTGGTTCATCGGGCACATGGGCTAAGATTACGAATGCGTCAGCATCGTTATAGCCCAGGTCGAGGCCAGCAGTAAACTTGACGATGTTCTGCCTAGTCGAAAGCCATTGCTCGAACTCTGGCCATTCATAAATGGACTTGGGCGAGAATACCCGCAGTCCGTCGCTAGACTGATATTCGCCCAATAGGAATCGCTGGCGTGCATTCCCGACCAATGATCCTAGTTGCTCATCGATATAGCCCTCTGGTAGGTTTTCGACATTATCGACCGCGTTCATTTGCAATCGGCCATAGAGCGCCGCGTTCAGCGGATCCTTGGTCTCGGGGTGAACGTTCTGAAAGAATAGCTTATAGGTCCAATGGGCGTCCGTTGTGGGGTTCAAGTCACAGACGAAACGATTCTGGAATCCAGGAATGTTCTGGCTTAACCGAGTCTTCAGCGTATTGACCGTTGACCATGGGATGTCCTGGGATTCGTTGATATAGATGACCGCATATTCCTGCCCTAGAACCTTATCGACACGTTCCTTGTCATCGAGGCCAGCACAGATAATCATACCGCCGCCGTTGAAGCGGATGGTCATGTCCTGCTGGTTGATCGTGTAATCTTGACCGGCCACGAAGCCGTGTTGTCTCAGGATCTCGGGAATGGTGATGGCCCAGATGCTCGCCCTGATGTCCACGGCATAGCGGCGACAGATCAGAATGCGAAGACCTTCAAATGAATAGGCCCATAGACAGCAGCCATCTATCGTGACAAAGGTTTTGCCTGAACGTGATCCGCCATATAGCAGTGCGTTCTTAACACCCTTAAGGAGTCTTGCCGCCTGCTTCTGTCTTGCCGTCAGCTTCACTTTCACTCCATTCGGGATCAAAGAGCACGGGACGGCGCTCGGTTATATTGGCGTCAACTTGCTGGACTGCTTTGCCGAATCCACGATCAATCAAGATCTCTGCCGCCTTGATGCGATGTTCCGGTCTGGCATTCTTGTCTTGGCTCACCGTGGCTAAATACTCCAATGCCTTGGCCGCATGGCCCTGAACAGATTTGCGAAGCTCGAGACTCATTGAGGGACGACCGCCAGGATTACCGGATTGTCCCTTAGCAAAAGGCATTGTTCCCTCTCTGTTTTGAGCACTTCAGTTCGTCGAGAATGGCCCTATCCGTCCCATGCCATAAACGACACCGACTAGCGTCTCGGCTCGCATCACAAGGTACCACCCTCGCTCATTCATGGCAAGTATCCAATTATAGTCATCTTTAAGATGTTCGAAGTAAATGATATCCGGGATCATATTTTGTCTACCAGCTAGTATCGCTTGAGCCCTGGTTTGTATCCCGCTCGGCTTTGCTCCGCCGTCTTCGCGCTCCACCAGAACCACCAGCGACGATGGTAGTCGAACCATGGTTCGTTGGGTTCGCGTTCGGGGCAATCTTCTTCGGGCTCATGGTTAATGAGTTCATCGAGGTTGGGAGTGTAGGGCGTGAAGCTCATTCTATGCCTTCTAGCAACTTGGCGAGTTGGCAACCGGGGGCATGTTCAATAGGCCCTAGTGTTGAACTGCATTCTTGGCAATAAAAGTCGTCATACCATTCATGTTTCTTCAGCATCGCCTCAAGGGCGCGAGTACGGGCGAGCAGAGCCTTGGATTCCGAAGGACTGATGCTCATGGCGACGTTGATGGTCTCCCTCAATCCCTTGATTTCCCAGGCCTGCAATCGGGGTACCTTTGCCTTAATGATGGCGGTCAGGGATTCGAGGGTCATGCTTTCACCCAGGCCCGTGAACCATCTTTCTTGATAAGTCTGAGTCGTTCAAGGACCATGACTGTGTCAAGATTGCAGATTCTCTTACCGTTGCATTCGACCACGGCACCCCGGGTACACCAGATAGTCCAACCTCCATTGATCCACTTCATCACACGCTCTTGGGTGGCCGACAACTTCTTAGTCTTTACCATGTTCCTTTCCTCCTGACCTTCAATTCTTTAACCATCAGCGCCACTTGGCCCCGTGGCCGGCGATACGTAGAGCGGCCACTCAAAGCCGTCTTCGGCCCGTATGTGATGCCGTCTGTCCTGGAGCTCTGTCTCCAACTCGTCCAAGTCCGTTGCCGAAATGAACTGAGGCGCCATCTATATGGCCGAGTCGGGCTTATATCCGTTGTCTAGAAGCCACGCCGTAAACCCCGTCCATCTTTCGCCGTCGCGGTCTACGCCAGCACGGATGCAGAACGTGGCCAGTCTGTCGCCGACGCGAATGCCCGAGCTAAGCTGGCGATTGAGCGCCGTTCTGGTTTTCACGTAGCGAAGCACGATTCCAACGGTGAAAACATCGAGATTCCTCACGCCATCATCGGACCATATCTTGCGCCATTCCTCTCGATTCCTCTCGAACGACTCATTGAACTCTCGGAACCGCTTGGCGCGTCGGGCTTTCCACGCGTCCAGATGCTTGTCGATGAGCTCGATATCGGAATCCGTGAGCATTGTCCCGACCCTGCCAGCGACGACAGTCTTGCCGATTTGAGCGAAGACTTCTTTGATCGCCTTGTTGGCTGTGTTGTAGGTGATTCCGCGGAGTGCGGCATACTCTCGTATTCCGATCACATTTCCCTCGTGGTCTTTTTTAGGATGCTAACAGTTGCTGAACCAGCACGGTCGCCAGCAATGAGCGCAGCCGCAACGATACCATCGCGTTGCTTCCGCGGCATATCTTCGGTAAGGGGATGTTCATCCAGATATCGTTCCCGAGCAAGCAGGGACTCGGGCGGAATGGCGCCGACATAAATTTCTCCTGCGAAAGACATGGACGAAAACTGCCCGGCACGCTTGTTGCGCTCTTCTACATCATGAAAGTGCTCTGCATATGTAACGCCATAACGGACAAGAACTTTTCCATCTTCAATGATCGCAACGTAATGGTACATCAGTCCCCCTCCATAGAGTGTATCAGCACCACCTTTATTTTGCAATGACTAATGACGCCGGATTCCGAAATTAGATAGCGGTCGCGGCCCGAGGCGATTTCCCCTCTGTGAACAATTGGTAGTCTATGCATTCTTGGCGCAACTTCCTGGCTTGCCGTTCGCTGATGCCTAGCTTTTTCGAGACGCCCTCGCGCCCCAGAACCTTACCATCAGTTCGGCCCTCAGTCGCTGCCCGATAGTAGTCCTTGTACGTCAGCATGCGCTCTTGCACCTTTGGGATCTCTGATTCTACGCCATTGGGCGATGGAACGCTTGGCACACGGGTGCGTTGAGCTGGAACAGGTTTCTCGGAACGGCGCCAAGTGTTGGCCATGGCGACCGCCTGATCGCCCAAGGCTAACAGGAGGAACACGATGCCCTTGATCCACGGTTCTGCGTCAGAGCCAGCGAAGCCGAACAGGCTATCGACAGCGCGGACCTCAGCGGCTTTCGGTATCTGCGGCTCGAGAGCCAGCAAGTCGGCCTTGGCCTTCTCGAAAACCGCTTTCTTTTCATCGCCGGCGGCCTTATTTTCCCGTGCGCCGGTCGTGAAGTCGCCGGGAATGGTGGAAACACGGGCCGCCGTGCCCTCCCAGTCCGCTTTAGCTATGTTGTACGCATCCAAGGTCGTCTGGTAGGAAGGCGAAGCTAGAAAGGCTTGGCGAGCTGCGTTTGTCGTGTCGTCCTTTCCGCGTTCAAGCTGCCATTCGATCATCGCCACACCGCAAAGCAGGATGATGACCTCGAGCGGCACCACCAGCCAGCGGCGGCCGTCTGGAAGGCGCCAGCAAAGAATCATCCCCGCGATCAGCCACACGGGGCCGGCACCAGCGATGTACCAGCCCAGTATCCAGCCCATCCATTCTGCGGTTGGAACACGGGCGATGCTCACCAGCAGAGCGGCGACGATGGCCCAGGACACCGACCACTGGCCGGCCGAGACGATGCTGCGGAGTTTGTCTTCCTGCTCTCTGGTCATCTCAGGGTTTTCCATGCGAGTCGAGCCACTGCTGGAACCTGTCCGTTTCCAATGGCTTTAAGTCGGTCCACCCGAGCGGCCACCCCATGAGCCACTCGACCCACTCGGGATTCAAAGAGCCGTTGAGTTCCTCGGGCGTCACCACCTTCCGCAGTTGCGCCCTCGCTCCCGATCCTCCCCATTTGCATAGCGCCGCTCCGCCTGTGTTCGTCACCGCTGTCGGCGTCGGGTAGGTCGGCGGGATCTTGACTCCACCAACCGCCGTCGCCAGGCCGTCGCCCGATTTCGCTGAGGCTCCCTTGCGGTTGTAGTTCCCATCCACGGTCGGCGTCGGCCAGAGTTTCACCTGCGCCGATAGCTTCGGTTCGCCTCGGCTGTTGATCTTCCCGTTCTCCCGGTTCACCGAGTCGTCGGCTACCGGGGTTTGCCATCGAACGTGATCGTTCAGATTGCTCATCCCATGGCCCTGAGATTTCTTCTCGGCGATGTATTCCTGAGACTGCGCCGGAAAATGGTCCCTCGCTTGCGGTGTCGGAAGCAACAATCCAGATTCGTTCTCTGAGGTGCGGCGCTCCGGCGTCGGCAGCGGATAGAACTCCCCACCGGCAGTCATACCCCAGCGCGGCCAGGTCTCCGAGAACGGTTCCAAGTCCCCGAGAAGTGAGAACTGGGCTGTTTTCCACGAACGCGAATCGGGGTCGTACTTCGCCAATGATCCGGGCCATTTCTCGCCAGAGGCCCGACCGTTCTCCGTCGAGTCCGGCACCTCGGCCGGCGGCGCTGATATCCTGGCATGGAAACCCGCCCGAAACCACGTCAACAATTCCTCGCCAAGGTCGTCCGTCAAAAGTCCGAACGTCATCCCATATCGGGAAAGGCGCGAGAATGCCATCATTCTGTCGCTGGGCAAGAACAGCGGCGGGGTAGGGCTCCCACTCGACAGCGCAGACCGTGCGCCATCCGAGGAGCTTGCCGCCGAGTATGCCTCCACCAGCGCCCGCGAAAAGTGCCAACTCATTCATACCCTCCTCGATGCCCAATTCATCTGTACGAACTTTCCACCACCCTGTCGTAGACGGTCCATGATGGCCTCGCCGACGTACGCCTGGAACTCGGGGGTAACTGCAGGGTCAGGATGGGTTACGGCCATGTTCGTGGTAAACAGCGTCGGCTTACCTTTGTTGTACCGCTCGTTGATCAGGTCGAACAGGTACAGCTTCTCGGCCTCGGTGTCGAACTGGCGCCCAGCATCGTCGATGACCAGGAGGCCAACGCCGCTGTACCGAGCCAAGATCGCGCTCTCGGGCTCGTGGCTGTCTTTTCGGTAGCTCTCTCGGATCAGGCCGGTGTACGCCTTTGCCAGCGTAAACATCCCATCCTTGCCAGCGCGGAGACGGTCAAGCAGAATGCCGCAAGCAAGATGCGTCTTGCCGACGCCCTTGGCGCCTTGCAGAACGCGGGACGGACACCCGGGCTGTCCGATCATCGCTACCCAGTCGACGAGGCCTTGGCGTACGCGTTGCTGGTCGGGCTCACTCGGAGACCATCCTGAGAGCGTGGCGTCGAAGTACCGTTCCTCGATGCCAGCGGCCCTGACCTTCGTGAACCACGCTTCCTGTTCGGCCACGCGCCGAGCAATGTCAATCGGCGACTCGCCGCGCGGATTCTGTTCGGCGTCAGCTATGGCCTCGTCAAAGCGGGCCATGAGCGTGGCCATCTGCTCCTCGCGCATTTTCTCGCGGGCGGCTTGCACGGACAAGCCGTGAGCATTGGCGTATCGGCGGACCTCGAGTTCGTAACGGTCGCTGACGTTCTGCATCACATGGCCCTTTCTTCGTAGGCAGGCCGGCTGGGATCGTGGTTGACTCCAGAAAGCTTGGGTTGCGTGTAATCGTTCAGGTAGGAGTCGAAGTGGGAAGGCGCGAAAAGAGTTGACGGCCGTAGGTATTCGCGCATCTTCGGATCGTTCGCCCACTTGGCAACCCTAGAATCCACGACACGCTTACACTCTTCGATAGTGAAGCCGTCCTTGAGTCTGGCCTGGATCAGCTTCAAGTGTGTGTCGATGGGTTTGAAACTCTTCCCGGCTTTCTGGTTCAAGTAGTCGAGAATCGACATAGAATCTTTCTTTTGGATAGTTTCTTTTGGTAGTTTCTTTTGTGGGTCAACGTCGTTGCCTAGCACTGGTCCACCACGTTGACTAGTCTGGTCAACGTCGTTGCCTAGCGATTTCTCCTGCTGGCCCATCACGTTGACCATGTATTCATTGCCCTTCGGCGTCTCGAACACGATAACAAACTTCCTTGGAAGTAGTCCGCCATCGATGGGAGCGCCGGCTTTGGCCTGCCGACCATACAAGCCATTAATGACCGCTGACCGCGAAAGTCCCGTCATATCGGAAATCTGCGTCAGGGAGATTCGGTCACGGTATTTTGACCAGCCGAAGGTCTTTCGGACGATGGCCAAAAACACGCGCAGCTCGGATTCATTCATGGTGGCCATTATGGAATCAAACAAGGCATTTGGAACTTGGGTGAAGTTTGGACTCTCGATCATTTCCTACCTCGACCAGTTTCACCAAATTCGAACCTGGCTGACTTTGAAGCGACCACGGCCGACTCAATTGTATTGGCCACCCTCTCTAGCTCACAGATAACGTCTTCACTCCAGGAAGATACGGACCTTGCGAAATGCCATTTAGAGACTTTTTCGTCCCACCATGGCGAGTGTGGTCCTTCCATAAGAAGTTGAATGACAACGCCACCCTTACTGCTTATTGGTCCAAAGAAGACCGGTATGCAATAATTGTCCATGTCGGTGTTTTCATCATCGGGTGGTAAATGCAAATCGTAGAAGTCAAGGCTTGGAACATCGCGAAGAATGACAAGTAGATTGCCAGAGTCGGCGACAAACTGCTTTGGCTTCGAAATGTCACCAACGGGTGATTTTACTTCCGCATAAACACCAAGTCCCGGAAGATTGAAGTCGGGCAAATAGAGTTGCCCGTCGCTGAGGACGTAGCCTTCTTGTTCGTATTCCCACTTAATCCCACAAGCATCGAAGAACACCGCCCACCGCGCCTCAAGCCGACTACGGAATCCGTAGCCCTTGTACCATGTTTCTATTGCCTTGATGACAGGCTTCACGCTAAACCTCCTGAAAATAGAAAACCGCTTGAGAGAAGAAGCCCGTGGCGGCGGACGGGCTCCAAGGCGAGGGAACCCTGCTTCTTCACTCAAGCGGTCTTGGTTAAGATCACTCGAACAGCCTTATGTGCGAACCGCCGGACCCCGCCAAGGTTCCAGCTGCTCAAATCCTACTCTACGCCCTGAACTGAGTCAACCCGCACTGGAGTGCCCTCGAGCCTAGATGCCACCGCGCGCCACTCTCGTTCCTTCATACGACGCTCTTTCATGGCGGCCAGGAAATGCGTCTTGAACAGGAACGCCCCGCGCCCATGCTCGTCAATCGCGGCGTCGAAGCTGATCTCCACTTCTTCGCCGGTCTTCTTATGCCTCATCGTGAAGAACTGTGTTTTGGCGTTCATTATTTCCTCCCGGTCAGTTTGTCAAAGTCGATCACGTCATGCATCTTGGCTAGGACCGCGATAGTGGGCAGTCCATCGAACAGCTCGGACTGGATGTCGGCCTGGCGGTGCTCTCGGCATATGGCGTCTTTCATGAACACGATCCAATGTGTTTTTGACTTCTTGCCCGATTGGTTGCCGAACAACGGTTGATGAGGTGTGAGCGCTAGAATCTGGCTTACAGGAATGTCCTGTTCATTCCATTTGAAGACAAGGGTGCCCAACGGGCGCAGAACGCGGAAGCACTCGGCGAAGCCCTTGCGGATGTCTTCCTGCCAATCCTCACCTAGCTTGCCGTACTTCTTCGCCAGCCAGCCAGAGCGGCCATTGCGGACGAGGTGTGGCGGGTCGAAGCAAACAAGGGCGAACGACTCGTCTGGGAATGGCATAGCCGTAAAGTCGCCGAGTATGTCCGGATCAATGACTAGTGTCCGGCTTCCTCCGGCGCTGGACGAGTCTGTCAATTCATGAGTCTCCCGGCGATTGTCCATGAATGTCACGCGAGGGTCAGTGCGGTCAAACCAGAACATGCGAGATCCGCAAGCTGCGTCAAGAACTTGCTTCACGACACTCCCCCGAACATTACCCAGTCCCGGCCCTTGGGCGTCAGTTCGAGCACACCGCTCCGACCGAGAGTGCGCCCGGGGCCGACACCGCGCGTCACCATGCCACGCTCACGCAGTCGAATGGCCATGGCATGGACGGCTTGACGGTAGACGCCGAGCCGATCCGCAATCTTCTGGTATGAGGGACGCTCGCCGGTCTCGGACACGTGGGCGAAGATGGCACGGAGCACGGCTTCGGCCTTGGGAGTCATCCAGCCGAGTTTCATGACTTCACTTCGTAGTATTCGATGACCCAGAACCAGGCGTTCTTCTCGACGGCTTCGGCGCCGTTGATAGCCGCGATCTTGTCGAAGAACTGATGCCGATTCTGGAAGCCTTCTTTCTTTGCGTCCTCGGCACTGATATCCTTGAGTCGTTCGACGCGAATCGAAATGATCTCGGCCCAGAAGCGGGCGGCCCATTTCGGCATCAGCATAGACGAACGACGTTTCCATGTTCCGAAGGTCGGTTTGTCTTCGTCGAAACAAACCTGTTGTTCGGCGTTGACCCGCATCCATGAAACTTCTTTCTGGTAGATCAGGTCGCCGACTTTCCAGGGGCACTTGATGCCGAAGAGGTCGCCGCGTTCATCCTTGAAAAAAGCCTGAAGGCCGTGAGGATCTGAGTACATTTGCAGTTCGACAAACGGCCAGTCCTGAATCGGCAATGTCGATTTCACTCTCCGCCGCGTCATCGTCTTCAATCCGGCAACGTTGGCCCGCGCCATGTCAGGTTGGAAAAGTAGGCCATGGTGTTTCATTTCAGCAGCTCCGGGTTCTGGTGGATGTTGCCGCGCACATGGAAGTCATCACCCTCAAAGCGCCAAAAGGCAAAGGCCGAAGTGTCTTCGCCGCCGACGTGTTGGCACCATTCCTTGTTCTTGACGCCTTTGAGCGCGAAGGACAGGAGTTCAGGAAGGTAGACAACCTCACCAGACAGCGACGTCTCGCGTTCGCTTCCGTCGAACCACCAGTACGTGAACTCGACCCAGTCGCCTTCATACACCTCGACGCCTTCCGAGTCCTTGATGCCGGTGAGCTGTTCATCGCCCTTCGGCGTCGTGAAGTTCGTATTAGAAGGCGAGCAGAACTCAGAGCCATGAATACCTCTTCCCCAGTAAGAAAAATGGTCAAACTCACCCGTGTCAGTCCTATAGTGAGGAACTCGAAACTTGATCTCTCTCATGGTCTCCTCCAAATAGGAAACCCCTCGGAGTACTCGTCTGCCGCACCACACGGCCATCCCGCAACGACACGGGAAAACGAGCACCCCCAGGGGTCTCAATGGTTCGTTGATGTTGTCAGGTGGTTGGGCTGACGGTTGAATGGTAAATCAGGCTCACACCCGAAGTCAAGCGGAATCTGGCGCCGGTCGTCGCGCTGGTGCTGCTCGACGTGGATGCCGAGGATGACTACCGAGTGGAGCTTGGAGCCGCACCCTGGCACTGGACAGGGCCAGGAGGTGCCGCGGTGCCAGTGCTCGGTTTTCATTCCGAGAACACCCGGGCGATGTGCGCCAACGTGCGCTCCGGAAGTTGCCCAGTCCTCCATCGACCAAGGCCCGCATTGTAGGCCGCCACGGCCCCATGCCACGTCTTTGTCACATGATGGAGAGTGGCCAACAGACGCAACGCCACACGAGCATTGGTCCATGGGTCGAAAGGATCAATGGGCACGCCAGCATTGAACCTCGTCGAGAACTCGTCAAGATAACGGGAGTTGAGCTGGAATAGCCCGAGGTCCGCGGTGCCGTTCTGGTTCTGGCTCACGCATAGCGGATCAATGCCAGACTCGGCATCAGCCAGAGCGAACGCCAGCCACACAGGGACGCCGGCCGAACGGGCTTCGGTTATGATGACATCGCCCAGGTTCATGACAACGGGCCTTGACGGCAACTCTTGGCCATGTGCGTCAACTGCGGCACAGAGGTAGATAGCTAGAGCGGTGAGGCCAACTACCAGCAATATCAGGGCGCGACGCCAGAAGGGGCGGCTCATGGGACTTCCCTCGTCGTCGCCACGCCACATTCCTGACAGAGTTGGTCCAGGGTTTTGCCGTTGGCGACCGCTATGACAAGTTGGACGTGCGTGACTCTTGGGCAACTCAAGAGCGCGTCGACTTTTTCCTGTTCCGTTAAATCGCGCGTTTGGGGAATGCCTTCAACGATCTGTCCAATTGCTGTTGTATGAACATTAACACGGATCCTGACCTCGTCTCCCACCTCGAACCGCTTGCTCTCGGGCAGGATCACGGAGTCGAGGGCGGCATTCCAACCAGCCGCAAACGCATTGGGATATAACCTACTGTCCTGGTTCTTAAAGGCTTCATCGACACTCACCCGCGTCTTTACTTTGTTCGGTTGGTTCATGAGTGATCTCCTTGCACTGAGGTTTCAACTGCGATCATGACCAGAAGCATTTCTTCTGCCATTCGTCTGACATCTCTCGGCCTCCATCGGTCATTGGCTTGTTCAAGAATGGCCTTGCGCATTTGACGCCAGCATTTCGCGTCTCGTTCATCAGTTGTCATCTCATCCTTCCTTTTTCGCGAGGGCTTCGCGGGCGAGTTCTTCGTTGACTTCTTTCATCAGCAAACGCATGACGTTGGGAACAAGATCCTCAAGTTTTGATCTCATGCGACGCCAAAACTCTTCGCTGTCTCTCAGCCGCTCCACCTCACCCTCAGCGGTTACCAGGGCTTCGTCAATGCGGCGGTTCCACACTATGATGGCCTCTTCAGCAGTGGTCTTTGCGGCACCACTTGATGCGCATCCATCGCATTTGACTCGCTGTCGCCGTCCCAACCATTCGAGATGTAGCATAGGGCTTCCCTCGTCATGATCTCGTTCAGTTATGCCGCAAAACGGACATGGTTTCAGTTCTTCCGTGATTCTTTCGCCAGTGGTTTTCACGTTTTCACCTCGATATCGGGAAGCTGGGCACGAATAGTTGAAAGCTTGACTAACACTTCTGTGTTGTCGCATTCAATGTCTTCGATCCACTCGCCAAGGGTGGCCGCGTCCTCTGATAAATCCAACGTCCGCTTCTTCGACAGTTCGGCGTCGATACGAGAGGCGAGGTCCGGGTCAGGTTCGTCCGCGTCGATATAGACAGGAATGAAGTTTCCGGTTTCCGGTTTATTTGCCCAGAATCGCGGTTTAACAGTAGGCTCGGTCGAACCCCACCAGCCGATCTGTTTCAATTCCGGCGCCAACAAGCATGCAGATTCGACGCGATCGGCAAACTCTTTTGGATTCGTCGGTCTGTTGCCCTGAATGGTAGACATAACCAATTCGGCTGCCCATTTGTCGGCCATCTCTGCAAGTCGTTCCTTCGCGTTCATACTTCCTCCTGTTTCTTCGGAAAAAGCTTCCGGTTAGCCCTCTTGATGATTTTCCATGGCGTGAACCCGACTTCACCATCAAGGTAGGCGCCCATCCATCGCTCGCGCTTTGTGCGCCTGACGTTCTGCTTGTGGATGCTCATGCCTCCTCCGTTTCTGGGGTTTGGCGGGTGATCCATGAATCACGCCAGTCGCCTGGAAATGGTGGTAAAGCGCATTCTGGCAACGGGTCTCCATTGACTGACCAGATTCCTTCATCGAGAGGTTCACCGGGACCAGTAGCGCACAACCACTCTCCATTGTCATCCATCGCCACACCCCCACCCTCTGGCAGATTCAGCGCTTCGATGATGCGTTTTGCATCACGGATGATCTCGATGCGCGGAGAAGCGTGAGTCGAAGGGATGGCTGCCAATTTGTCAGCGAACAGCCGTTTTGCCATAAGAACAGCGTTTGCTGAATCGAACTGCCCTTGACTCATAAGGAAGTTTGCCGCGCCTTGGAGTACTTCGCCAAGAACGCCCACGTCAGGCCATTTCGACTCCGCGGCAATCTGTGCTTCGATGGTGGCGATGAGCTTCGATGTTGAGAAATTGATAGCATCAACGATTTCCTGAAGTCCCAACAATGTCAGAGTGTGCTCAGGGTTTTGTATCAATTTGACAATTTCTATCAAAGCCTCGACGGCCTTATCCCGCTGTTCGCGGATGGTTTCGAATTTAGTCATCGTGGTTGTCCTTGGGTGCGGCGGGGAGATGTTGAAAGTGGGTAGGGATGCTGTCAGCGGAAACGCACTCCGATGTGAAGCTCAGACGCCAGTTCTCACCATCGAAATAGCCAACATATCTCGAACCGTATTCCGATTTGCAAAGAATCGAGTCATCAGCCGGAATGACAGCGGTTGCCACTGGAATCCACTCGGGCGCCAGGACATTGGCTGCGGCGATGGCGTCCGCAAGAGACTGAATCTCTACCAAAGATAGACCAGAGGTGTGTTTGGCGATGATATCGCGCAACAGTTCCTTATTGTCCATGCTTGGCCTCCAAATACGCGAGAAGTGCGCCTCTTTCAAAAGCTCTTTCATCCTCTTCTCCTTTCATACTCGGCCCTCAGTGACCGATATTCTTCACGCATATCAGGCTCAGGCTCATCATCGTTCAGGACTCGCTTTATTCTGGCCAACAACTCGGCTGATTCCGCACCGCTGTTGCCAATGTTGCACGCATCATTGCAGCGAAGGCTGCAGACTGGCACTAGGTTAAGAGCGTGATGAATAACCTCGGCACCATAGATCGCTAGGCGCCCCTTGGTCTTGGCTACACGGTGGGCCAGTTGCGAAGTTCCCTCGATGCCCAGAGGCCATTTACAGACCACGCACGACCACCATGCCGCCGCGAACAGTTCTTCGCGCTTCTCTTCGGCCTCGAGCTTCTGGCGGCCGTTCACCACACACCGCCGTTGAGCAGCTGCCACGCCTCAGCCGCTTCCGTAGGAACCTCGCCACCGTCCAGCCAGCACACGGCACCCGTCTTCGAACGGTAGACGCCCGACTTACCAAGATGACGACGGAGTGCGGATCCAGGAGCACCAGTCACGCCCATACGGGCCGCGGCGAGTGGGATGCTTGATGACAGAAAGACACCGCCATCAATGAAGACCCAGCACGCCTTAGGCGGATGCCCACCGGTATGGGGGCGGTTCACGCGACCGTCTCCCGACCGAACTTGTCCCATGCTTGACGTTTGTTGCGAGCCCGGAAAAACCATCGCTGCTTGATGTCATGCCGAGCCATGATTTCTGCGAACTCTGGGTCATCGCCGATCATGGCCTGCGTCGCGTCCCTAGCTTCTTCGTTCTCGACGAGGATATATTTGCCGTTGGCTAGCTGGGCCATCTGCATGTTGGCGCGGATTTCGACGCCAGTGGCGAACCAGCCGACGAGTGGTGACGGTTGCTTATCCTGTCGTCCAAAAGGCCAGCGGAGGCGCTTGGACGATGGTTGGGATTTGAGCGCGGCGTCGAAGATCTTGCCGTCGAAGCCCATAGCGTAGGTTTTGTGGAAAAACGGGTGTCGGTCAGCGTTCATTGTGCGCTCCTTGTTGGTCACCGGAGATGGTGGCGATGATCTCTTTCCACTTTTTTGTGTTCACCCCGACCTGTTCACCCTCAGTGACGATGTTATCGATGGCCGTTCGCAGTTCCTTGCGCGTCCAGTCCGTGCGCGACTTCAGGCGCCCGTATGCCAGTTTCGACTTGTTGGGGCTGTTCTTTATGGCGTCGGGCAGATCGGCGGCTTTGGCGCATTCCTTGAGCAGATTGGTCTCGGGGTCGATATAGATGATCTTCTCGAATCCCGGCCCCAGCTTGAGCTTGACCTGTTGCCGAAACTCCGTGAGCGTCATCCCTGGCCGGTAGCCGGAGCTGGGGTAGGACCATGCGTTGGACCGCCAATACTCCTGGACCAGCGCTTCGAACGTGCGCCCCTGCTTGGCGCTGGGGTCATCCCAGTCGGCGAGTTCGTAAACACACCCGATCAGCGGCGCCTCTTGCCCCTCGACGACGAATTGGCCGACGCGGTCGGAAACTTCGATGATACGGATTTTCACGTCAGAAGTCTCCGGCCTTGGCTGCGGCCATCTCCTGAGCCCGATCCAGAACTGCGTCTAGCATGCGCGAGTTCTCGCCAGCCATCTTCAGCATTTCCTTGAGCTCGGCCAGATGCGCTTCGGACAGGTTGGCCTTCATGGCTTCGATGGTTCGGATCACGTCGGCACGATTGACCACGGGAGCATCCGGAGGCGCGGTCTTGCCGCCGAACTCTGGCATGTCTTCTACATCCTGGGTGAAGAAGTCGCTGGCGGCCGTCGCAGTGATCGTGGCATCGATGAACGCCCTCTTCTTGGCCATCTTGAGTACGGTGTTGTACTGGTCCGCGATGTCGGGATTTTCCATCCGTTCCCCATCACCAGTCACCTTGAGCACGGTCCAGTTACCATCGACCTTCTTGGCGCGGTATTTTCCGGGCCCGTACAGATCAGCGAGAACCTTCTCGCGCTGGGCACGGTCATCCTTGGGCGCGTCCCAGTATTCCTTAGGGACCGGACCCATCTCTTCGGTAGTGTCCTGGTTGCGCCATCGGTACTTAGATTCCATGGTCGAGCATGAACCGACTCCCTGACCGACCATGACCCCGCTGCCCATATGAATGAGCTTGCAGAGCACTTGGAACTCGCGATGGCCGTTGGGAAGATCGGAGCGATCCACCGTGAACTCGGGAGCCAGGCGGAACAGCACACCGATCTTCTCGGCGCCGGCCTTGTACAGGCTGGGCTTGTTCGTGCCGGGGATGGTGCCGTAGTGGTCACCTTCCTTCATGACGGCCTGCATGAGGGCCTGGATTTTCTGCACCTGGCCGTGAACGTCGCTGACGGAAAGCTCTTGAACGCCGTCGCCTCGGATTACAATATCACCCACAATCTACTCCTTGATCTCTTCCAGAACTTGTTTCACCAGCTCGTCGCGCTGGGCATCGGTCATCATCTCGCTGATGTCGTCCTGGTGAGCTGTCGTAGCAGAGTGAAGACCCCAACGATATGGGATGCCTGGACGACTTGAGTATATCGGACTTGGAATTTGCTTGATGCACACGGTCAGCGACACGCCACGGTAGACAGTGCGTATGGTTCTGGTAGTCAATTTGCCCTCCTTGAGAGAAACCGAGCCAGGGGATTGAACCCTGCTGCCTGACGCGATGCCAAGTCGTCTACCCTCAACGCTCGGTGAAAAACAAAGCCGCTTCATTCCCAGCGGAGTACCCCTGTTCACGCCTCTGGACTTTGGGGCCGCTTTTTACACGGCCCAGACATGAACTCCATCCCCCAGTCGGGTGGGCTGGATTCGAACCAGCGCGGATTGGTTTCGGTGCCCCTATCTCCAATCACCACGTTAACATGGTGCGGTCGACCACTACGCACATCACCCGAAGTTCGGGGTATCGTCGCCCCCCGAGTGCCTAGCCGGTTTTTCATCGGCGGCCTTTATTAGCTCCCGCCTAGGGACGCCACTTGTTTACGAGCTAGGCATCTGCTCGGCCTGACATGCACAGGCTTCTTGAAAGTGTCCGACGTTGACTCGGAAAGCCTAGGTGACGAAGATTTCCACCAATTGTCCGCCAGCCTTCTATGGCGTACCGCCTTACCCTTGCGGTCTCACTTCCACCTGCTTACTCTCTACAGGACGGCATAGCACACCGTAGCCTTTTCCGATTGTTACCGCTTACGTCGGTAGGTCCGCGTCATCAGCTTGGACCATGCTGAAACAATGTCGCCGGTCAACGCGTCCAGTGATGGTACTGGCACCCGCGCTCTATTCATCCGGAGCGAACCCGTTTAACATCCTCCTTGCGCTTGTGCTAACTTCACCCCAAACCCGCCTCGTGTGAAGCGGGAATGGGCTGGGGTTAGATTCTGCCGCGAAGTTCAAGAAGAACGGTCAGCTTCGCATTGGCAATCTTGAGCATGCCCATTAGCTTTTCCACGCGAGCGAAATCACCCCGTCCAGCAGACTCAGCAATTTCGAACTCATGAGAACGTCCGGAATTCTGTTCGCGTTCGATCATTTCGTCAACAATCTTCTCCATTCCCATCTCTGCTTTCTTCCCGCTGGGGCTAGATCCCCATGAATTCGTAGGTCAAGTTCGCGTTCCATCCGGCGGGAGCATTGATCCAGACCCAAGCCGCAATGACTTCACCAGTCGAGCGACGCCTAACCGTATAAAATCCGCTTTTCATCTTCCTCTCCTCCCTCCGCTTTCTCTCACCCTGGGACTTGGGACCGCAGGCGTTGGCGCGTTGAGGCCCGGCGCTTGGCCGGGATGGTTGTTAGCTGTTCGCTTTGTCAGCTGCCGTCTTAGCCTCTGCCTCGGTTTCGAACAGCCACTTACGTAGCTCTGTTCCGGGCTCAAGGAACTTGCCATTGTCGTATTCGACGGCAAACTTTCCATCGACTCGTTTAACCACGATGTATTTGCCGCTCACTTTGCCAAGATCGTAAAACTTGATCATTTTCTCATCCTTTGGCGTTTCCGCCGTCCACATCTCCAACTGTACATCAGACTCTTTTGTTTTGCAAGTAGATTGTTGCTATGTTTGCGAAAATAGTTTCACGGTAATTCTCGCACAGTGCCAACACCAGAGGCGCCACATGTTTGACACATGCAACGCAGACTTGAGGGCTTAGTCATACAGTTCCACCACCAGTCGGTACCGCAGTGGGTGAAACACACACGGAACTTGGGCTTTTGCTTATGCGTGACCCGGGTTCGGCTAGTCAGATGGCTCGACTGTCCGTTGTGGATCAGCTCGACCATTAAGTTCATGACCATGACCACGATGGTGTGTGCTTGATGATGATCTTCATAGACATCCTCCACTCCCCATTGCTCGCGGACTTGTGACCGCCGTTGGTTGGGTTAGAGGCCCCTCCGAAGAGGGGTCTGCACGGGTCAGTCAGCCACGCGACGAATCTCGGCCGGCGTGTACTCAACCTGGAAGGCCTGCCGATACTTGCCGGGAGGCACGGCGATGGTCGCGTGCTCCTCATGCACAAGTTCCGCAGTCTTCTTGGCCCAGATGCTCTGGGCCCCTCCTGTCGCACCGTCAAGGAACAGCTTCACGCCGAAACCTTCCTCAAAGCGATGATGATGACCGGTGACTTCGCCCAGGGCGAGGACCACCTTCTTGTCGGGCTGTTCCTTGCCCGTGATTTCGTCAGTGGGGACGAGTAAGACGTCTCCCTGGCGTACGATCTGCTGCTCCATGAGCAACCTCCTTTTCACGTTTCTACCGCCGGGAGGTATTCCCGGTAGTCTTTGAACTCAAGCGAACCGTCAGCCTTTCGCCACGTAGACGCCATGGCTGCGTGAACATCGCGTGATGCCATGCCGTTGTAGGCACTGGGATCGATGCGGATATGATAGAGCTTCGTGGTGCCATCAGGCTCTGGCGTCGAGTTACGGCACTCGATCATCACGATAGGTTCATCTTCCGGAATCTCGCGATATAGTAGACGGGAGCCGCGCAATCCCTTGACCTTGTGACGCGAATTGCCACGGTGGACAACCTTGGCTCCAGCGCCGACCAGATATGCGGCGAGGCCACCTGGGAACCGTTCCAGCATAACACGACGCACCTCGGCGTTGCGTTCGGCGTCAACGGCTTGGACGGTGATCTGTTCGGGATTCATGATGACGAACTCGGGGACTCGCACGCCATGGACGGCATAGATGCTCCAGCCATCAGGATACCGTACAGCCGGACCCGTGACTGAATGAAGGCGATGGAGTTCGTCCTGGTTGACGATCTCATGACGTTCGGAAATCCAGCAGACCTTCTCATGAGGAATGGCCCACCCCGCCGAATTGGCAAGAGCTGTCAGACCCGACAACTTCTCGGTCTCTGCCGATAATCCCGTCACCTCACGGAAGAACTCGTAGAATGCCAACCAGTTGGCGTCGTGTTGCCCATACATGGAGTCCCACACGGAGGCCCCCGCGGAGTCCCCCACGGAGGCCCCCACGGAGTCCCCCACGGAGGCCCCCACGGAGTCCCACACGGAGTCCCGCACGGAGGCCCGCACGGAGTCCCGCACGGAGGCCCCCACGGAGTCCCACACGGAGTCCCGCACGGAGGCCCGCACGGAGTCCCGCACGGAGTCCCCCACGGAGGCCCGCACGGAGT